GAGCCGATGCGTTGCCTGTCGCCGCTGTTCCCAGCCAAGCGCGTGGTGACGATGATCGCCTCGCAGCTGATGAAGACCCAGGTCGCCTTGAACTGGATCGGCGGCTGTATCCACATGGCACCGGCCAACATCCTGGTACTGCTGCCCACCGAGAAGCTGAGCAAGCGGGTATCAGGACGGATCGACAAGACGATCAAGGCCGTGCCGGTGCTGACCGCGCGCGTTGCCAAGGCCCGCTCGCGCGACTCGCGAAACACGCTCGACACCAAGGAGTTCGAGGGTGGCGCACTGTACTGCGCTTCAGCCGGCTCGGCCTCCAACCTGGCCGAGTTGTCCGCTCGGTACGTGTACGGCGACGAAATCGACCGCTGGGAAATGGACGTCGACGACGACGGCGACCCGGTCAAGCAGGCCGAGGCGCGCGGTTCGACGTTCGGCCGCCGCGCGAAGTTCTACTACTCCAGCTCGCCCACGCTGAAAGGCGTTTCGCGGATCGCCGACCTCTTCACCCAGGGCGACCAGCGGCACTACTACGTCCCGTGTCCGCATTGCGGAACGATGCAGGTGCTGGAATGGGAGGGCCTGAAGTACGATCCCGAGTACCGCCTTGTGCAGTACATGTGCTGCAACGAGGAGTGCGGCGCCCTGATCGAGGAGCACCACAAGGCGGCCATGCTGTCCGCTGGCGAGTGGCGAGCCCATGCCGTCGGTGACGGCGAGACCGTCAGTTTCACGCTGAGCGCGCTGTATGCGCCTCCCGGCTGGTTGACCTGGACGGACCTGGCGAAGGAGTACGACGAGGCCAAGCGTCTACAGGAGAAGGGCGATCCCGGGTCCATGCAGGTGTTCTACAACACCCGTTTGGCCCGGCTGTGGGACAGCGCCGAGGAAATGACCAAGGCGGACGAGCTGCGCAAGCGAGCCGAGGCCGAGGGGCATCGGCTGGGTCTGGTACCCGCCGGAGCGCTGCTGCTGACCGCGGCGGTCGATACCCAGCACAACCGCTTGGAAATGCTGGTGATGGGCTGGGGCGAGGGCCTGGAGCGTTGGACGGTCGATTTCCAGGTGATCCCCGGCGACCCGACCGACGAGCGTACCTGGGCGCTGCTCGACGAGCGCCTGAAGGCTCGATATCGGCACGTCAGCGGTGTGGACCTGGCCATCTGCGCGGTCTGCATCGACTCGGGCGGTCACCATACCCATGAGGTCTACCAGTTCACCCGCCTGCGCCGCTGGCGAAACGTGCTGGCGGTGAAGGGGGCGAGCAAGCGCGGCCGCCCAGTGCTGGCCCAGCGGCCGTCCAAGGTCGACGTCACCTGGCAGGGCAACACCGAGAAGAGTGGCGCCGAACTATGGATGGTCGGTACCGACACGGCGAAGGACTGGGTTTACAACCGCTACCACCTCAAGGATGGCCCCGGGGCGTTGCACTTCTCCGCAGACCTGCCGCCTGACTTCTTCGACCAGTGCGTGGCCGAGCGCAAGGTGGTCCGCTACGTGAAGGGGTTCAAGCGCACCGACTGGGTCAAGGCCAAGTCGGAGCGAAACGAGGCCCTCGACCTCATCGTGTACAACCTGGCCGCGGCCCACTTCCTCGGCCTGCATCGCTATCACGCTCCGCAGTGGAGCAGCCTGCGCGCAGCGGTAGGTCAAGGCAGCCTGTTCGCCGACCCAGTCGCCACGGTGCCCAGCGCAGCCGACGAGGCGGACGAGCATGAGCCGCAGAACGAGGCGCCAAGCGCCCCAGTGCGGCCGGCACCTCCCACGCGGAGCGCGAACCCACCATCCCAACCAACTGGCCGGCGTACCTCGCGCAGCGGGTATCTGAGCCGCCGATAGACGAGGTCAGCATGAGCACAGCGCAGCAGCGCCTGGACGAGGTCCGGGTGGCGATTCAGGACATCCTGAAAAAAGGGCAGTCGGTGCGCAAGGGAGACCGCCAGGTCGACCGCGCGCAACTGGCGAGTCTGCGCGTTCTGGAGCAGCAGTACGCCGAAGCCGCAGCCCTGGAGGCGGCTACGAACAACCGACGGCCGCGCCAGGTTCGCCTCTACAGCGGAGGCAAGGGGATCTGATGGCTATCCGATACCGAATCACGTCGAAGCGCATTCGCAACAGCTACGAGGGCGCTGGCACCGGACGCCGCGCCGCTGGCTGGGACGCGCCCGAGGCGGCGCTGAATGCGGTAGCCATTCCGGCATTGCCGACCCTGCGCAAGCGCTCGCGAGCGGCGGTGAGGAATGACCCCTACGCCGCGAGCGCGATCAGCAAGCGCGTCAGCAACCTGATCGGCACCGGCATTACGCCGCGCGCACGTCTGGACGACGCGGCGTTGCGCGAGGCGTTGAACCTGCTGTGGGAGGACTGGGTAGACGAGTCGGACGCGGATGACCGTACCGATTTCTACGGCCTGCAGATGATCATCGCGCGGATGGTCGAGGAAGCGGGCGAGTGCTTCGTGAGGCGCCGCAACCGACGGCCGGAGGACGGCCTGGCGGTACCTCTGCAACTGCAGGTGCTCCCGCCTGACTTCGTCCCGGTGGATCGCAATTTCAAGACCCGCAGTGGCAACGTGGTGCGCGCGGGAATCGAGTTCGACGCCATCGGCCGCCGGGTTGCCTACTGGATGTGGCAGAGCCATCCCGGCGATCCGGCGGCGCCCCGGCGCGGCTACAACCAGCTCAACCGCATCCCGGCGGACCAGGTGCTGCACATCTTCGAACCGCTGGAGGGTGGCCAGCTGCGCGGTGTGCCGCGCTTGTCGCCGGTTCTCCTGCGGCTGAAGTCGCTGGACAACTACGACGACGCGGTGCTGTTCAGGCAGGAAGTTTCCAACCTGTTCGCCGGGTTCATCACCAGGCCTCGACAGGACGGGGCGCCGATCTTCGATCCGTCGACCGGGCTGGCACCTGCGCAGGATCGCGACGGGACACCGATGGTCGGCCTGGAGCCGGGGACCATGCAGGAACTGCTGGAAGGGGAGGAGGTGGTTTTCTCCGACCCGCCGGACGCCGGTAACACCTACGTCGACTTCATGCGACAGCAACTGATGGCAGCGGCGGTCGGTGTCGACCTGCCGTATGAGCTGCTCACCGGCGACATGGGCGATATCAGCGACCGCACCTTGCGGGTGCTGCTCAACGAGTTTCGGCGCCGGATCGAACAGGTTCAATTCAGCGTGTACGTCTACCAGCTCTGCCGCCCGGTGCGCGCGTGGTGGCTGGATACCGCGTACCTCAGCGGAGCAGTCGACCTGCCGGACTATCCGGCGCGGCGACGTGAGTTCCTGCGCACGCGTTGGATCCCGCAGGGCTGGGCCTACATCCATCCGGTGCAGGACGTCCAGGGCAAGCTGCTGGAGATCGGCGGAGGCCTCGCCAGCCGGAGCGAGCATGCGCTACGCACCGGATACGACGCCGAGGTGATCGACCGGGAGAACGCCCAGGACAACGCCCGGGCTGAAAGCCTGAACTTGCACTACACCACCGACACCGGGCAACCGGTGAGAGACCAAGGGGACACCCATGAAGAAACGCAATGAACAGCCCCTGGCGCTGGCCGCCCTGTGGGCGCTGCTGGGCGTTGGCACGCTCGCCGATCCGCGCATCCAGAACAAGGCGCAGGGCGCGCCGGATCTGCAGGCCGAGCACTGGTACAGCGTCAAGGCGCTGAGCGCTGAGGGTACCGGCTCGGCCGCCTCCATCGAGATCTACATCTACGGCGAAATCGGCTTTTGGGGCATCACCTCCGCGGATTTCATCCGCGACCTGAAAGCAGTCGACGACGGCACCTCTCCGGTGCTGGTCCACTTCGACACCATCGGCGGTGACCTCTTCGACGGCATCGCCATCCACAACGCGCTCCGGGCCCTGGGCGAGCGCTGCACCGCCCGGATCGACGGTGCCTGTTTCAGCGCGGGCAGTGTCGCGGCCTGCGGTGCACACCGGGTCGAAATGGCCGACAACGCGCTGTTCATGATCCACAACCCCTGGACCCTCGCGGCAGGCGACAGCGAAGACCTGCGCAAGGTCGCCGACATGATGGACCAGGCGTTCGAGGGCATCGTGGCGAGCTACCAGCATCGGCCGCTGAATGTCGATGACGCCGAGCTGCGCCGGATGATCGACGACGAAACCTGGCTCACCGCACCCGAGGCGAAGGACAAGGGGTTCGTGGACGAGGTGCTCGGCGCGGCCGAGCCGGTCGGCGTGAATGCACGCTTGGGCAAGGTGCTGAATCGCTATCGCAACACGCCTGACGCGGCGCGCCGGCTGCTGGCCAGCCAGGAGCCGACGGGTGACCCCGCTCCGACGTCGGCCGAACTGGCTGCGGAGCTGATGGCGGACTGCGCCCAGGCCGGTCTGGCCGACTGCGCGGCGTATCTGATCAAGGCCTCGGGCCTGAAAGATCGCGAGACTGCGCGCGCGGCCTTGGACCGGGCGAAGGCCGTCCGGTCGGTATGCCTCGTCGCGAAAATGCCCGATGAGGCCAAGGCGCTCATCGAGGAGGGCCTGGATGCCGACGGCGCCCGCCTGCGGCTGTACGACAAGATCGTAGCGCGCAGCACCCAGGTGGAGATCGACAACCGCGTACCGACGGACGATCAGCCGCAGAACAAGGCTTACCAACCCCCGGCGCCGAGCGACGTGTACGCGAAGCGCCGGCTCAATGCCTCGAAAGGAGGAAAGCAAGCATGACCATCAAGACCGAAGGCGTTCACGCCGGAGAGTTCCTCCTGTCGGAGGCCAACGGCTCGCGCAGCCGCGAAAACATCGTCATCACCGCCGGCTCCGGCCGGCTGGTGGCGGGTACCTTGATCGCCCCCATCACCGCCGACAATGCGCTGACCGCGACCGCGGCGGCAGGGAACACCGGCGACGGCACTGTCGGTGCCACCGTGGTGACCAGCGCCGCCATCAGCGGCACTTACGTGCTGGAAATCACCGAGGCCGGAGCCAATGGCGGCAAGTTCGAGGTGGTCGACCCGCAGGGACGCCAGGTGGGAACTGGTCAAGTCGGCCAGGCGTTCACCGGCGGCGGAATTGGCTTCACCCTTTCCGACGGGGCCACCGACTTCGTGGTGGGTGATCGCTTCAACCTGCAGGTGCTGGCAGGGCTCGGCGAGTGGACGCCCTACGACGACGACGGTGCCGATGACGGCCGTCGCGCGGCTGGCGGCATTCTGTTCGGTCCAGTGGATGCCACGGATGCCGACGTCAAGGCGGTGGCCGTGGTCCGTGATGCCGAAGTGATCGCCAGCCTGCTGACCGGCCTGGATGCCGCCGGTGAGGCCGACCTCAAGGCGCTGGGCCTCATCCTCCGCACCTGATCCTCCTCCGTCCCTCAACCACCTCAAGCCCCGCCTGCGCGGGGTTTTTCATTTCTGGAGTATTCACATGGCTGAAATCAGCATTTTCGAAGATGAGGCGTTCTCGGTGGAGGCGCTGCTGGCGGTGATCAACACCGATCACCCGGTGCCGGGGCAGCTCGCCGCGCTGGGCCTGTTCGAGGAACAGGGTGTGTCCTCGCTGGTGGTGCAGATCGAAAAGGACGGCACCACGCTGCAACTGGTGGAGGCGAAAGCCCGCGGCGGCGTAGGCCAGGTCGTGACCGGTGACAAGCGTCAACTGGTCCCCTTCAACACCGTTCACCTGCCGCAGACGTTCCAGATCCTCGCCGATGAAATCCAGGGCATCCGTGCGGTGGGTAGCCGGACCGAGCTGCAGTCCGCCGAGGCGGTCGTGGCCAAGCGCCTGGAAAAAGCGCGCCGCCAGTTGGACCTGACCCACGAGTATCAGCGCATCGGCGCCATCAAGGGCAAGATTCTCGATGCCGACGGTTCGACGGTACTGCTGGATATCTACCAGGCCTTCGGACTGAGGAAGCCCAAGCCGCGATCGCTCGAACTGGGTAACCCCGAGGGTGATCTGAGCGGCATTCTGGCCGACCTGCTCGACGAGCAGGACGACGCGCTGGGCAACGTCACCAGCACCGGTTCGCGAGCGTTCTGTGGCAAGAACTTCTGGGCCAAGCTCATCGATCACCCCAAAGTGCGCGGCACTTACCTGAACACCCTGCAGGCGGCGCAACTGCGGGGTGACCGTCGCCAGTCGTTCGAGTTCGGCGGCGTGGTCTGGGATCGCTATCGCGGCAAGCATGACGGGGAGCCGTTCGTGGACGATGGCAGTGCCCAACTGGTCCCGGAGGGGGTTCCGGACCTCTTCATCAGCGCCTTTGCGCCGGCGGACTACATGGAGGTCGTCAACACCGAAGGCCTGCCGTACTACGCCAAGCTTGAGCGTCTGCCCTTCGACAAAGGCGTGGCTGGGGAAGCGCAATCGAACCCGCTGCACCTGTGCACCCGCCCGTTGGCGGTGCGCGAACTGACCCTCTGACCGTGGCGGGTTTCTCTGAACTGGTCGCCGACATGGACGAGATCATCGCCGACGTCCTCGGCGATGGTGAGTTTGGCTACCTGGACCGCTCTGGCCGGCAGGTCGGCAATGCTGCGGTGATCGTTGAGGAAGGTGTTGAGCGCATGGAGGCCGGCGCCCTGGATCGCTACCGGACCATTGCGTGCCGCAAGGCCGAGTTGCAGCCCCTTGATCGCAAGGGGGCTTTCCTCGATTCCGATGGCCAGGTCTGGCGCATCGACGGCATCCATGCCGACGATGGCGACTGGATCACTTTCTACGTGGTGCCCGAATGAGCGATGTGATCGATGTACAGGCCGCGGTCATCGGCCAGTTGCTGGACCTGCTCGCCGCGGTTCCGGTGTTCGGCGATACCGTCCGTGAGGACTGGGTGGCCGGGGTGCTCGACGCCGAGGACAGCGACGAGCCCGAACGGCTGATCATCCTGCAGGAAGGGGACACCGTGGAACGTGACCGGTCGCCGGGCAGTGTCGTGGAGGAGTGGACCGTGAACATCGTCCCGATGGCGCGCGGCAGGGACGCCGCCCAGGCGTTGCGCGAGGCGCGCCTGGCGATCAAGCGGGTGCTCAAGGGCCACAAGGCCGGGCTGACGGTGCCCGGCCTGGTGCGTGTCGATTTTCCGGCATCCGCTGTGCGCCTGCCCGAGCCCGGCCGGCGCTGGGCCTATCGAGCCATCCCTCTGCAGGTCAGCTACTCGCAGCAGTTGTAACCCATCCACCAGGCCGCCTCCGGGCGGCCTCTACATTTCCGGAGGGCTCCATGCCCGAGATCATCGTTACCAGGCCGTTCAACTACCGCGAGGGGCTCGACGCGACCCACTACCCGGCGTCGAAGGGCGCCATCAGCGTTACCGCCGCCGTAGCTGCCCATGCCCTGGGCAAGGGCTACGCCACCGAGGCCAAGGCCAAGGCGCCGATTCCGGCAGCCACCGCCGAGCCGACCGGCGGCGACCAGAAGTAACCCACCCGAACCCATCAGGAGAGCCCCATGCTCCAGACCATCGACCGCTCGTTCATCGGCGAGGGCATCATCCATGCCCGCCTGTACGGATCGCAGGAACCGTTCCTGCCGCTCGGCAACTGCGACACCTTCAACATCAGCTTCGCCACCGACCGCAAGACGCTGCCCAACTACATGGGAGGCGGCGGCAACAGCAACGTCCGCGAGCGCGTCACCGACGTGACGTCCTCCATCGGAATGTTCGACCTGACCGCCGAGAATGTCGCCCTGGTGACGCGCTCCACCATCCAGGTGGCGCCTACCGCCGCGATCACCGACGAGGCGCATACCTCTCAGGGGGTTGCGCTGGAGTTGATCCCGTTCAAGTACCTGCCGGACCTGACCAAGCCCGTGACGGTGAAGACGGCGGGGGACGTCGAGGTGGCTCCGGGCACCGACTACCTGCTGGTACCCCACGGCATCCAGGTGCTGAGCGGCGGCAAGATCGATGCAACCGGCATCAAGGTCAGCTACACGCCGCGCCCGAGCCGGGCGGTGCATATGCTCAACGGCTCGCAGAAGGAGCTGGAACTGTTCATCGCTGGCCTGAACGACGCGCAGTCGGGCGAGCCGTTCGCGCTGCGTCCTCGCCGCGTCAAGTTCGGCCTCCTGCAGGAACTGGCGGTGCTGGGCCAGGAATACGCCAAGCTCACCGGCCCGGCGGAACTGCTCGCAGATTCGCGGGTGACCGCGACCGACATTTCCAAGTTCTGCCAGATGGATCTGGCAGGATAAGAATGGAAATAAAAAGTTACTTTTGGAGAGGTAATATAAAACCTCTCCAATATTGCGAATATAAATAGGTCGGCCAAGTGTTGCTGTTATTTGGTGTTAATCCCCATATTTCTGGTAGGGGTGTCTTATTTATATTTGGCTAGGTTTAGTTCTGCGAGCCTGGAAACGGCTCGGTGGTCCTGCCTGTCGAGTGTAGGGCTAATAACTATTCGCTATGCAAGGAGCATCGCAAATGGGTACTTATCTGTTCCAATATGCACAAGATAAGGATTATGTGCTGGGTGTTTCCGATGAGCAGTCCGGCGCCAAAGTCGTACTGCGGAAAGCACAAGGCACGCCATATCGCTTCATCCTTTGGGATGTCGATCAGGACACAGGGGTGATCACCCTGAACTCGAGCGGCGGCCAGTTGGCGATCGACCCGCAGGGTGGGAAGGTTTCGCCACAGAATATCCTGACGCTGGCTGTCGTGAATTCGAGTTCGAAGAGCCAACGCTTCGATATGGTGACGAAACCGCTCTACATCTTGAGCGTCCCCGAACCGGGGCTCTGTATCGACAACCAGAATCGTGTAACTAAAGACGGCAACCCGATCTGGCTCTACGAGTTCAACGGTTCGCAGGCTCAGCAATGGATCCCGCAGCGACTCTCGTTCGCGAAGGCTGACTTCTAAAAAATTAGCCTTTATAGAGCCTCCAGTATTTCCATGCTGGAGGCTCTTTTAAATGATTTGTAAGTAAGTTCTTGGTTTCTCTGTTGGGACGAAGTTGTGTCATTCAGAGACTTTTAGTGGGGCGTAATTTTTTGTGGCTCAAGAGAGTTAGCTAGTAATAGCCAGTTCTGATCTTACCCCGCCATATGGCGGGTTTTTTATTGTCCGGAGATTCTTATGGCGAGCCCAATGCAGCGCCTGATCCAGTTCGTTCTTCGCGGCCGGGACGAACTGTCGCCCGCCGCCCAGCAGTCGACCGAGGCGCTGGAAGGGCTGCGCACCACGGCGGCGAACCTGAACCGGCAGTTGGACGATGCGAAGGGTGCCCGCGGTCTGGTGACCACGCTCGGAACTACCGAGCGCGCCATTGCGCAGACGCAGACGTCGGTGCAGCGGGTGGACCGTACCATTGCGGACCTGCGCGAGGCGTTGGACCGCAACCCCGGGAGCCGGGGTCTGGCCGTGTCCCTGCAGATCGCGGAGCGGGACGCAGCGGGTCTGCGTCGGACCCTTGACCAACTGACCGCTCGGCACGCCGAGCAGCAACGTGCGGCGCGGGCGGCGGGCGTGGATACCGGGCAGCTTGCCAACGAGGAGCGGCGGCTGGCGTCGGTGGTCGACAACACCCGCGAGAGCATCGCGCAGAACAGCCGCGAGATCCGCGAACTGGAACGTGCGCAGATGCGAGCGGCGCGGGAGGCTGCTGGCCACACCTCGCGCGTGACGGCGCTGCGCGAGGCCATGTCGTCCGGTGTTCGCCAGGCAGCCGCTTACGCCGCGGCCTTCGTCGGCATCCAGGCGGCGCTGAACCTGGTGCGCAGTGGAATCGGCCTGGTGCGTGATGGCATCGTCTCGATGCTGACCACCGGCGACCAGTTCGAGAACCTGCAGAACCGGCTCACGTCGCTGATGGGCTCGGTTGCCGAGGGTGAGCGGGCAACCGCCTGGATCAAGACCTTTGCCAAGGACACGCCGCTTCAGTTGAGCGACGTCGCCGACGCCTTCGCGCTGCTGAAGGCCTACGGCCTGGACCCGATGGATGGGTCGCTGAAAGCGATCGAGGACCAGTCGGAGAAGCTGGGCGGCGGCATGGAGCGCCTGGAGGGCATCACGACAGCAGTCGGTCAGGCCTGGGCGAAGCAGAAGCTGCAGACCGAGGAGATCCTGCAGTTGGTCGAGCGTGGCGTACCGGCGTGGGACATGCTGGCCAAGGTCACCGGCAAGAATGCCGTGCAGCTGGAGGATCTGGCGAGCAAGGGCAAGCTTGGCCGGGACGTCATCAAGGCGCTGGTCGACGAAATGGGGCGCAGCTCCGAAGGGGCCGCTGCGAAGGCCATGAGCACCCTGACCGGTCTGGTCAGCAACCTCGGCGACACTGCGGCCGACTTTCTCAACCGCATTGCCAACGCCGGCGCGCTGGACCACGTCAAGAACAAGCTGAAGGAGCTGGGCGACACCATTGCGCAGATGGACCAGGACGGGCGCCTCGACACGCTGGCCAAGGGGTTGTCGGATGCCTTCGTCCAGGGCTCGGAATGGGTCGAGCGCTTCATCAAGCGCCTGGCCGACGTCGATTTCGGCACCCTGATCGACAAGACCTCGGCCTGGCTTAGCAGCTTCAGCACCCAGCTGGACGACTTGGCCTCGCGGGTGCAACTGTTCATCGCGCCGTTCCGGACGTTGTTCAACGGTGTCACCTCGGGCATCAGCGCTATCGCCCTCGCCTGGACCGGCACCCTGTCGCTGATGGTCGCCGGCATCGAGAAGGTGGCGGAGAAGATCCCGGCGGCGCTGGGTGGGGAGCGCATCCGCAGTTCCGTCGCCGGCGTCCACGACTTGCTCAGCAGCATGAGCGAGGGTTTCCGCCAGCAGATCCAGCAGGACGCGCAGGATATCGCGGATGCCTGGGACACCAGCACCACGGCCACCGCCTCCGCCGCACAGCAGCAGAGCCAGGCGATCACCGACACCTTCACCGACCTGAAGGCGGGTGCGAAGAACGCGGCCGCCGAGTCGGTGCAGGCGGTGACCAGCCTGCAGAATGCCCTGGACCAGATCAGCGCGGCCAAGACCACCGAGCAACTGACCGCCCTGCAGGGGGAAATGCTCAAGGCCTACCAGGCCGGCACGCTGAGCCAGCAGGAGTATGCGAACGGCGCCGGTGTCCTCAACGCGAAGCTGACCGAACTGAAGTCGACCGCCAGCGGCGCCGCCCTGGGGGTGTCTGACCTCAGTACCGGCCTGGAGAACCTTGCGCAGGTCCAGGACGCGATCAGCAGCGCGAAGACCACGGTCGATATCCAGAACATCCGGACGGCGCTGGGCCGGTTGTACAACGACGGCACGATCAGTGCGCGGGAGTTCAACCAGGAACAGACCAAGCTGTCCGCCAAGGTCAAGGAACTGAAGGCGGCCGGCGAGGAGGGCGCCAAGGGTATGCAGGCGGTCGCGGAGTCCTCGGACAAGGCGGCCAAATCGCTCTCGGACCAGCGCAAGGCCATCGGCGAATCGATGGAGGCAACCCGCAAGGGAGTAGCGTCGACGAAGGACGACATGGGCGCCTTCGAAGGGTTCTTCGGTGGGGTGTTGAGCACCGCGCGGCAGGGCGTTGCGCAGTTGAGCCAGGAAGCGCTGAACGCCTTCGACGCGATGCGTGGGATCTCCACCGTCGATCTCAGCATCGACACCAGCAGCCTGGACGCCACGTCGCGCTCGCTGGCCAAGGTCAGCGAGCAACTGGCCCGGATCAAGGCCGAGTCGGGTGTGGGCATGAGCGGTTTCGGGCGCTGGGCGATGGATACCCAGCGAGCCAGCCTGGAGATCCAGGCGGCGTACCTGGAGCAGAAGCGCAGCCTGCAGAGCCTGATGGACGACTACGAGCGCGGGACCATGAAGCTGGGCGACTTCGTGTCGGCGGCCAAGGGCGCTCGAAATGGCCTCAGCCTGCTGAACGATTCGGACATGCGGCAACTGGAGAGCGCAATCGAGGCGGCCAATCAGAAGATCCAGCAGCTCAAGGAAGGCTCGAAGTCGACGCTGATCAGCCTGCGCGAGGAACTGGCGGGGCTGCGCGGCGAGCAGGAGACCGTGGATCGCAGCCGGTTCAACAGCCGCAAAGCTGAGTTGCAGCAGCAACTGGCCGAGGCCCAGGGCAGCGGCGACATGAACGCGGTACAGAACCTGATGACGGCGCTGGCCACCCTGCAGCAGATCCAGGCCGAGACGGATGCCAAGCGGCAGAGAGAGGAGCAGCAGAAGCGGGTGGACGAGCAGAACGCCGCCAAGGCCGCGGCGGCGCCGCCTGCCTCGCCGCCGGCTTCGAGTCCTCCGCCCCGGGTCGTTCGTTTCGAGACGCCGCGGGGAGCCGTTGACGTGGCGGTGGCCAGCGAGCAGGACGAAACCAACCTGCTCGGCGTGCTCGAGCAGGCCAGCATGAGGACCGGCCGATGAGGCTCGATGCGGTGGAACTGGGCGACCAGTTCGAATGGGTGGACGAGTTCACCTGGGATGCGGTGGCACAAGAGCAGGAACGCTCCCTGACCGGCGCGCTGCTGGTGCAGGAAGGCACCAAGCTGCATGGCCGCCCGATCACACTGCGCTCCGGGGGAGGGGTATGGACGCCGCTGTGGGTCGTGCGCCAACTGGAGGTGCTGCGCGACCAGCGCCTGCGGGTCATGCCGCTGGTGCTACCAGACGGCCGCGAATTCTCGGTGATCTTCAACCGCGCCGAAGGGACGCCGCTGGAAGCCGAACCGCTGTTCCGCGAGGTCAACCCCGGTCCGGACGCCGACTACTTGGTGACGTTGCGACTGCTCACCGTAGCGCCGCCCTCGGCACCGCCCACCCCCGACCCTTGATCCCACACCCCGCCTCGGCGGGGTTTTCTTTTCTGGCTGGAGTGTTCCATGACGATCACCGTCGATGATGTAAAGCTGCTGAAATCCCAGCGCCTCACCGATGAGGACGACGGCGGCGGCCGTGCCACCGGGCAGGCCGTGGTGGATCGCGAGATCAACAACCTGTTTCCCGATATCTCGCGCCTGGACCGGACCATCGGCCGGATCAACCTGCGCAAGGCCTTCGCCGGCATCAGCTCGAATAGCGCCGAGCCGTACCTGGGCGCTCATGCCATCGTCACGCGGGCGCCGGCCGATCCGCGTGTCTCGGTGCTGCTGTTCAACACCGGCAGCCAGACCGATGAGCGCCGCGACGCGCGCAACGCCATCGAGTCCTTCGTGGTGCCGGCCGTGTCTGCCTCGTTCGAACTGCTGGGCAACCAGTTGCAGGGCCAGCGCGCCATCGCTTGCGTGCAGCGCGAAGAACAGCGGCTGCCCGAGATCGGCGAGGTCTATCAGTTGGTGTTCGAGTCGCGCTCGCAGTATGTCCGCATCACCGACGTCGAGGCGCGGCTGGAACAGTTCGCCCACGACTACGGCAACGGCAACTTCGTGAACTTCACCCGGCGCCGGCTGGACCTGTCGATCAGCGCGCCGCTGGGCGCGACCTTCCCCGGCGGCCAGGTGACGCCAGGCGGCACCACCAGCCCGAAAAGCCAGGTGCTCAGCACCCAGGTCGCCGATGCCGCGCGGTACTACGGCATCAGCCCCCTGGCCGAGGCTGTCAGCCGCGGCGCGCTGAGCCTGCGGGTCAAGTCGGTCTATTCCCAACTGGTGCCCAGTACCACCCGGGAAAACGCGCTGGTCGACCAACTGGCCGGCTATCAGCGGCGCCTGTTCGCCGCGGCCGGGCCGGCGCGGACGGTCAACCTGAGCGTCGCGAATATCGGCAGCGGCAGGTCGCGGACGTTCCTCGGCACCGGCTGCGCGCCGGGTTCGCTGTCGCTGAGCGCCGGCGGCGGTGTGTTCGCCGACGACCGCAAGGGCGGCCTGCGCTACATCAGCGGTTCGAACTGGATTGCAAGCGGTACCGTCGACTACGAGAGCGGTGCAATTGAGATGGCGGCCTCCGGCAGCGGCTGGAGCGGGACAGCGAGCGCCACCTACCAGCCGGCCGCGGCGGCGACGGGCGAAGCGGTGACCGGGGAGATCCCTATCGAACTGGGCAACCGCGGCTTCGTCTACACCCTGTCGCTGTCCGAAGCGCCGCCCCAGCCGGGCACCCTGGTGGTCTCGTTTCTCGCCCTGGGCAAATGGCAGGAGATCCGCGACCAGGGCAACGGCGAATTGGCCGGGGAAGGCACCGGCACGGTGGACTTCGCGACCGGCTCGGTATCCATCACCCTGAGCGCGCTGCCGGACGTGGGGAGTTCGCTGATCTACGCCTACGTCGGGCAGAACGATGCGGCGCTGACCCAGCGCACCGGCACCAGCGTGCAGGCGCGCGCGCGGATCAACCGGACGTTGCCGCACCAGGGGCTGTTGCCCGGCTCCTACAAGGCGACGTTCAAGGTCGGCGGGGTAGAGCGCACCGTGCTCGATAGCGGCAACGGCTCGCTCAGCGGTACCGGTGGCAGCGGCCAGATCAACTATGCCGACGGCAAGGTCAGCATGGAATTGAGCGCCACCCCGGATGCCGGGAGTGGGATCGTGCATACCTACCAGCAGGGCAGCGTGACCGACAGCCCGCTGGCGGTGACCTCCGACAGCACCGGCATGTGCATCGGCACTCTCCCCGGGGCGCCGCTCAAGGCGGGCAGCGTGCGCCTATCGTGGATCACCAAGCGTCGCCAGGCGGCACCGACCCTCGGTGCTGACATGGGCACCGGGGCGCTGCCGATCTTCGAATCGGAGATCACCGTGGACAACTCGGTGACCGACGACGCCGCCGGCGGCTGGGCCGGGCGCGCCGGGACGATCAACTACGAGACCGGCGAATTCAGCCTGAAGGTGGCCGGCAACTACGTGTTCAAGGAGTACACCTACTACACCGACACGGTCGACAACTTCGGCATGAAGAAGCTGCGCCTGGTGGCCACCGATACCACCTTGCTGGAGGGTTTCGGCGGCACGCTGAACGTGCGTGCGCAGAGCCGCGGCGTCGAGTACGGCGAGCAGACCGATTCGCAGACCGTCGCGCCGGTGACCCTGGACCTGTTGCCCGGCGTTGCCGAGCCGATCCTGCCGGGCTCGCTGGTGTTCACCTGGGCCGGCGAGGTCTACGTCGATCGCTCCGGTGTGCTCTACAAGAACATCAACAGCAGCACCAACGCCGGCATCGCCGTCGGCTCGGTGGACTACGCCGGCCGTACCGCGACGCTGAACACCTATGGCTCGGGGGCGGCGCCGACGGTCACGCTGCTGGCCTGTCTGACTACCAACGCCGGCTTCAGCGTCACCAGCATGACCTTCCGCACGCCGGGGGCGCCGCTGCGTTCTGCGAGCCTGCAGGTGACGGCGGTTCGCCTGGATACCGCGCAGATCGTGACCACCACGGCGGACGCGAACGGTAAGCTCAATGGCGCGGTGATCAAGGGTAGCGTCGATATCGTGACCGGCATCGTCCGGCTGCGCTTCACCAGCAATCTGGAGGACACCACTGGGGCCAGCGATATCCCGGTGATTCCGCTGCTGCTGCGCTACAACGCGGTCGTCTTCACCTCGCTGCCGCTGGACGCAACCCTGCTGGGCCTGGACCCGGTGCGACTGCCGGCGGACGGGCGGGTGCCAGTGTTCCGCGAGGGCGACGTGATGGTGGTTGCTCATACCGCCGAGACCACGGTGCCGAGTCCTCAAGCCGGGGGCGTGCTGCAGCTCAGCCGCGACCAGCAGGCCGAGATCAAGGTGGTGGACGCCAACGCGGTGGAACTGGCCTCGGCGGGCTACAGCGTCGACCTGGAACGCGGCCGGGTGACATGGGCCAACCCGCTGGTCCTGCAGGATGCCGAGGGCAACCCGCTGACCCTGCCGCTGGTGGTGCGTGACCGGGTCGAGCACATGACCCTCTGCACCGAGGTCCAAGTGAACGGCGAGTTGGGAATCTCCTCGCCGCTGCCCTGGGATCTGCCGGCGGGCGAAACGCTGGCGTCCAGTGCGCTGAGCTGGGGCGACCTGCAGGCGCGGCTGCACCACTGGTTCACCCAGCGGACCTGGGATATCGGCTCGCCGAACTGGACCGACGAGCCCAAGGGCGACGGGACCACCGCCAACTACAACAGCCTCGCCTATCCGCCGCTGATCGCCAACCGCGGTGCGATCGATGCGAAGTGGGCGCTGGTGTTCAACTCCTCGACCAGTTTCAGCGTGGTGGAGGAGAAGCTGGGGGTCATCGCCAACGGCACTACCACCACCGACACGGCGCCGATTAACCCGGAGACGAACACGCCGTACTTCACCATCCGCAAGGAAGGCTGGGGCAGTGGCTGGGCGGCCGGCAACGCGGTGCGCTTCAACACCGACTCGTGCCTGGGGCCGATGTGGATCGTGCGGACGGTACTCAGCGGCAAGGGCACCGTCGAGGACGATGAATTCCACCTGCAGATCAGAGGAGACGCGGACTGATGACCGCTCGACAGTACAGCTATCGGGACGCCGGCGCACCACCGGCGCTCTTCCCGTCGGCGGTGACGCCGTTCCAGAAGTTCAAGAGCTACTTGCGCGCGGCGCTGGTCGATGGCTACGGCAACAAGCCACCGGCAGGGTGGACCGTGGTGAGCGAGTTCGACACTGCCATCACCTTGGCTCCGGCGTCCAACTGTGCACAGATCACGTTCTGCCAGCACTTGCCAAGTAGTAGCGGTAGCAGCTACCGGGACTTCGTCGGGATATTTGTACATGAGGGAATGCTGGATATCAGCACTCCGCTTCCAAAGGGGGTCAACACGCGATCCCGTACGTGGTCGGCGGATACCAACCCCACCAGCAATGATGCCCATATCCTCTATCTGGGCTACATGTACTGGAACTACGCAACCTATTGGCAGATCTGCGCGGATGCCGAGACGTTTGTCTTTTGCATGCTGGCGGATAGGGGCTATGAGAATACGAGCGAGGACTACAGCCTCGGCCTCTATGTCGGGCAGTACGAGAGCTTTAGTGGCGCCTCTGGCGTCCAGGGATTCATCGCCGTCGGTGGCGCCCAGGGGTATCAGAGTTCACCCAGCCGAAGTACCAACCGGTCCTTTGGGAGTGGGTTCAGTTCACTGCGTGACCAGCGCTCGGGGGAGATCATCCAGGGTGGCGGCGCTGGCGTGGGGGCGCTGATGGACCAGATGCAGTACCAGAGCATGTACTACGACAGGCCAGAGGGAGAGAATCCGCCCTATTGGCGTATGCAGCAGCCCTATGTGACGAACGGCGCGAACTACGTCGGCCGCCTGAAGGGTGTGTGTTTCGACCCGATCCTTGGCCACTACCGGCATGGGCACTTGCTGGATCGGCTTGGCCTGCCGCTGGCCGCAACCTCGGTGGCGGAGGCGGTGCAGATGGATGGCAAGACCTACTACGTGGATATGGACCGTTGGGGGCTCTGGTTCCTGTCTGTGGATCCGGTGTGGTGGCCAGCATGAGCGCGCTGATGCTGCAGGTGGTGCCGCCGGTACAGGTCAGGCCGGATACCTGGCTGCAGCGGTTCGGCATTGGTCCGAAGACCCTTCGCCCGCCTGTGGCGATCGCCTGGTCGGGGGCCGGGCAGGCGATCTACCAGACCCTCGCCGTGAAGGTCACCCGCGAAGGAGAGGAGACCTCGGCGCGCAAGATCGCCACGCTGTATCGCGGGGCGGTGGTCACCGCGACTGCGATGACGGCGTCCTTCCAGGTCTACGAGGGCGAGACGGTGCAGCGCTTCGAGGCATCGGGCCTGCGCGGACAGTTCGTGATCCAGGTCACCGACGAAGGCGACCCGCGCCTGGGGATCATTCGCTGGCCGGTCCTCGATGCCGATACGCGCCTGTTGTCCTATGACCTGACCGAAGGCTCGGGCGGTCGAGATCCGACCGACCCGGCGAAGGTGCGAGCGGTCGTCACGGTCGACGGCGGTGCGGCCTCGCGCCAGGTTGTGGTCATCGAGCGCAAGCTCGATGGCGAATGGCGGGTGGCCGGCGTGGGGCAGACGGCCGAGTCCGGGCGCGCCGAGATTGCTCTGGAGGTGACGGCCGGCGGGACCACTTACGCGCTTGGGCTAGATGACTGGGGCGCGGTGTTTGAGCCGCGTCTCGCCGTCAGCCTGGGCCAGCGCGTGCGTCCGACGATCTTCTCTGGCTGGCTCTACGAGGTGACCGAGGCCGGGGTACTGCCGGTGGCTGAGCCGGAGTGGTGGCCGATCGAGGGCGATAACCCCAGCCGCCAGGTCGGCACGGCCCGTCTGCAGGCGACGCGTTACTACCGCCCGCTCAGCCACGGGCCCTTTCCTGTCGAGGCTCTATGATCAATGCGAGTTTCGGTGCCCCCTGGCAGAGGGCGGCGCCGCTTTCCGTGCGCGCCGTCCCGCTGCGCTGGCAGCGCCTGGTGCTTGCCGATGCGCATAGCGCCGGGCTGTGGGGCTCCGGCCGACCACTGGCACGGCGTTGCGCCAGTGGCTGGTCCGGTGTACCGGTGCGTGATGCGGGCTGGGGGAGTGGCTGGGAGCACGCCGAGCAGCGCAACGCGGCAGCCCGCAGCGCTTGGGACAGCACCCGGGTGCTGGACGTGGAGAGAGAGCTAGGCTGGGATCGGACGCTGCGCCCGCGTGATCGACGCCTGTCGCTGATCTACAACCCGCGCCCGTCGCCCAAGGACGCCGGCCGTCCGCCCGGCTGGCGGCGCTCGGCCGAGTTCGACCGCTTCCGTGATGCGCTGTCGGAGAGGCGTGCCAGTCTCTACATCCCGACTGGCCTGCTCGACTTCAATTTCGGCCCGACCCGCTACACCCCGGCGAATACGCCTGACGTGTTTTTCGATTTCCGCTACGTGGCGCCGGTCCGCGGTATCCGTCCGGTGGACGCCGGAGCGCGCAGCAGCTACGGCAGTCCGGCCCGCTTCGATGCGTTGCGGCGGATTCCCTGGGCGTGGGGGCGGCCGACCGATCCGGTGCCGACGGGCATTGTCTACCCCGACTATCCGGGGCCGGTGGTACCGATAGATCCACCCACCGAGCCCGAGATACTGGAGACCTACATGATAGGAAACACGGTCACCCTGGTGGTGCTGCCGAGTCGCACGCCGCTGGATGCGACCAGCATTCGCATCGGCCTGGATATCGACTCGTTCGCCTGGTCGTTCTCGGCTGACCTGTTCGGTCGCACCTCGCTGGACCTGGCGGCGCCCGATGCCAACGGGCCGAAGACGGTAGAGCTGGAGATCAACGGCTGGACCTGGCGGTTTCTGGTCGAACGTTACAGCGGCAGCGGCAAGCATCCGAGCGAGCGCTACACCATCAGCGGCGCGAGCCGCACCCAACTGCTGGACGCGCCCTATGCGCCGAAGCGCAGCGCGGTGAACACGGCGCCGCTGAACGCACGTCAGGTTGTCGACGACCAGTTGCAGTACACCGGCTTTTCAGTGTCCTGGGACGTCGAGAACATGGGGCCGCCGGACTGGACGCTGCCGGCCGGCGCCTTCAGCTATCAGGATCAGACGCCGATGCAGGTCATCGTCAAGCTGGCCGAGGTCGCCGGCGGCATCGTCCGGCCGGGCCTGATGGACGACTCGGTGACGATCCTGCCGCGGTATCGTGAGGCGACCTGGTACTGGGGCACCGCGATTCCCGACCGGATCATCCCGGCCGCCATCGTCGCCGAATGGGGCAGCGAGTGGAGTCCCCAGCCGGCATGGAATTTCGTCTACGTCAGCGGTACCAGCTACGGCGTCAGCGTGCAGGTGCGGCGCGCCGGTACCGCCGGCGAGGAGTCGGCGCCTGATGTTATGGAGGACTGGATGACTGGCACCGAGGTGGCACGCTCGCGCGGGATCTGCGAGTTGTCGAAGGGAGGCAACCAGGCGATCGAGACGCGGCGTATCCCGCTGTTCCAGAAGGACGACGGGGTACCGGGCCTGGTGCAGCCGGGAATGCTGGTCGAGGTGAGAGACGAACAGGCGACCTGGCGCGGGCTCTGCCTGGCCACCGATATCTCGGCCGAGGGGGTAGGGGCTAGCCGCGTGTGGCAGACCCTGCGCATCGAGCGCCACTACCCGGGAGGCTCCTGATGGCGACGGTCAACCCCTGGCGTCGGTTCATCGGGCTCTTACCGGGCGGCGCGCGCACGGTGGGGGAGGTGATCGACGTCGACGAGGGCGCCGGCACCTGCCGCGTCCGCCTGCGAAACAACGTCGTGATCGCGGCCCGGGGCACGGCGGTGCCGGCCGGGCAGATGGCGTTCATCAACGATGGCCTGGTGACCGGGCCGGCGCCGCAGCTCCCCCAGTTCGATATCGAGGTTTGACTGAGCCGAGCCGACCAGCATGCCGTCCAGGCACTGCAGGCGGTCGGACCCGCGTTTCAAGGTGAGCGGATCGCGTGCGGAGATCCACCAGCCATCGCGCAAGAGCTGATCAACATGGGCGCGCAGCCCGGGCAACATCCGTTTATTCATCGTGGTTCGCCTCCTACCTGGCAGGCGAACGATAGCAAACCGGACCCCCTTCACGCCTACCGATAGCAGAGCATTAACGTTACTGGAGAGAACCGATGCTGATTACCGAGCAGCAGCTGCTGCAGATATTTCCGAACGCCGGCCCGCAAGCCGGCGTTTTTGTTGGTGCGTTGAACCGCGGGATGACTCGCTTCGGTATCACTTCGCCCGTGCGAGTCGCCGCGTTTCTCGCCCAGGTCGGCCACGAGAGCAGCCAGTTGACTCGGCTGGTGGAGAACCTCAACTACAGCGCCCGTGGCCTGGCTGCGACTTGGCCGAGCCGGTACCGCGGTGCCGACGGCAACCCGAACGCTCTGGCTCTGAACCTTGCGCGGCATCCGCAGGCTATCGCGAACAACACCTATGCCTCGCGCAACGGCAACGGAGACGAGGCGTCCGGCGACGGCTGGCGGTACCGCGGGCGCGGGCTGCTGCAGATCACCGGCCGGGCGAACTACCGCGCTGCCGGCGCCGGGCTGGGCCAGCCGCTGGAAGCGGAGCCGGAACTGCTTGAGCAAGCGGAGTGGGCGGCGCTGTCCGCAGCCTGGTGGTGGTCGACGCACGGCCAGAACGAACTGGCCGACCGGGGCGCGTTCGCCGCCATCACCCGTCGGATCAACGGCGGCATGAATGGTCGGGCGGAGCGCCTGGTGTTGTGGCAGCGGGCCAGGGCGGTGCTGTCGTGATCCCTTGGCGCTGGACAACCATCGCGCTGTCCTGCCTGCTGCTGGTCGGCCTCGGCGCTGCTGGCGGTGTCTGGATCGGCGCGCGGCACTACCGGCCGCAGCTCGATGCCGCACGGTCGGATCTGGTCGCCTGCCGTGCCTCCCGGGGAGAGTTGGAGTCCGCAGTGGCGGAGCAGGTCCGGCAGGTTGCCGCGCTGCGCCTGGCCGACGAGCAGCGCGCCCGAGATGCCGCGCAGGCTGTGGATCGGGGACGGCAGCAGGCCGCGGAGCAGTATGCCGAAGCCCAGCGCCTGGTACGTGAGCGAACCGCCGGTGAGCAGTGTGCGGCCGCCGAGGCGGTCATCGATCAGGAGTTGGGCCTATGAAACTGCAGGCGTGGCGAAAGACTGCAGGTGCAGCGATTTTCGGCAGGTGCAGCCGAAAGGCGCAGGTGGTGCAGGTGCTGGGGTTGGTGTTCGCGCTGGCGGGATGCGCCGGCCAGGTCGAGCCTGAGCCGCGCACGGTGCGCGTAGAAGTGCCGGTGGCGGTGCCGTGCCGAGTGCCGGCGGTGGAAGTGCCGGCATGGGCAGCGGCTGGGCTGAAGAAGAGCGACGACCTACAGACCAAGGTCCGCGCGCTGCTGGCCGAGCGGCGGCAGCGGATCGGTTACGAGGCGCAACTGCTGGCTGCCAACAGGGCCTGTCAGAATTAGGAGTAGACTACGGCCTTTTCCTACGGAGCAGGGCGATGCTGGTCATTCGATTCAAGGGCTGGTCGGTGAAACTCGACCACCAGGTGGGTGGAGCTGGGAAGTTCGGCATCTGGTCATTCCACGGCTCGGAGAGCAGCTACGTCCCAGACATGCAGACGATTCTCCGGCATGCAGCGATCCGGCCGGCGGAGCCGAAGGAAAGCGGCGAAGTCGAGGTATTCATCTGCGACGCACGCATGCCGCAGAATGAGTGGCGTGCCATAGGGACGGGCGTTGCTGCCTATGAGGCGGAGCGCTGAGTCTAACTCCGTCTGGGCGTGGATGTTGAGAGCTAGCTGTTTTGCTAGTGGTTGCGGTGTTGTTGGCTACCGAAACTGCGCGCTCGAAGCACGGAAGGAACGCCATGGATATCGAACGGACGCATATTCACAGCCAGCACGGCATCAACTTCAGCTTGGTGATCATTCGCCTCGCATGGGCGGAGCGCAGCCGGCTGCTTCACATGAAGTACTGTCCGTCAGTGAAAGCCAGTCACGCGACTGCTGATCTTGCGGTTGAGGTTTTCGACCGGATGCAGGCAAAGGACCGACCTTGCATACTGAGGGTTTTTGTCTCGCTGCCCCTGACCCGAGCTCAGGCTGACTCTCTGAACCAGCAGCGTGTCACCGTTGCTGGCATGGTCGGTATGCTTGCGGGTGTAGCCGGTAAACGCATCAACACTTTTGTTGGAGTTGGCAGCGGCCTTGCAGTTCGTTGGGCGACCCAAGAGAGTCTGCCGACTTACCACTCCGGTGATGTCGTAATCAGCGTCGAAGGGGAGGTGTCCGGCGGGATCGGGCCTCAGCATTCGGTCAAGTCGGAGATCGTCCAGAGCGCGGGAGAGCCCGCATGAATGATGTCATCCAGTTCGCCATCTGGACTGTAGTCATTGTTGCGGTTGGTCACCTAGTGCGCAACAGGGAGGTCCGTAAGTGGCTTGGGATCGCTGTGTTTGTTGCGGCTTGGGTGCTTATTCTTCGATTCTCCTCGGTCAAGTTGGCAGGCTTTGGTCTTGATATCTTGGGGATTTGCCTTGGCATCCTCGGGGTTGACCTTTTTTTTCGACGGGACAAGTTCTCAAAAGCAGATGAATGATGGCGCGCAGGCCGACCGGAGGCTCTAGGGCGGCCTCCGCCACGGTCGGAAATCCGCGGGTATTTGCTCGACGAGTTGCAGCGTGCCGCCGGCGTCGAGTTCGATCAGCAGGCCGCGCACGACGCCCGAGCGCTCAAGCGCCTGGCGCAGGCGCAGGCGCAGATATGTTATCCCATCGAGCGGATCCCGGCTGATGTGGCCCAGCCAATGCCGCTCGGGCGCAGGTCCGTGGTAGATCCCCTCGCTGTTCACCGCCCCCACCACATGGTCGCCGTCGAGCACGTCATAGCAACAATCGGCGCAGTAGTGCGTCTCGCGAGTGATGTTGTGCTCAATCGCCCAGGAGTACATGCCGAGGGCGTCTGTGACCATGTCGTGCCGGTCCTGCAACCCTACGATTCCGCACTGATAGAGTTCGTTGGCCTCTACGGTTAGGTAAAGGTACTGCTCATCCGCGGCGTACAGCCAGGCGGCATGCTGGCGGATCTCTGCGAGCCATTGGGTCACGCGCTGATGGTGGCAATGCCTGGGATCGGAATAGGACATGCTGTAGTTGGAGGGTTATGAAACGTTACTGTATGCGTGTACAGTATTCGAGGTGGGTATGGCATGCCAGCGAGTGGCGATGAGCTGCGCGTACCCTTGTCAGATGGATGTGGCAATTCGTTCGCCAGCCCATGCCATTCAATGCCTTTGAGCCGTTTCGACAGAAGGTACAAAAAGAAGCCAGGCTCTTATCTGGCCTGGCTTCCGGGCATTTCCTGATTAGTAATGCAGCACAATCGGCGTATGCAGATGTGCGCCAGTTGGTGATTATGGCTAAGGTGAACCCTGTGTTTCAGAATTGTCAAATTCTGTAGCAGTGAAGGGCATTTGCGTTACACTTTGGCTAAAACCTGAAACGAACCAATCGGTTGGAAGCTCACTTGGAACATCTCTCCGAAATACTGAAAATCCTTGACGGTGCCTTGAAAGCCAATGCCAGCATGGCCTCCAATTATGCAGGTCTTCTTGCCGAGAAGCTGGAGCAGGCAGGAGATGGTAAGCAAGCGCGCATGATTCGTGAGCGGCTCGCCCGAGCACCTGTCGCGCTAGCAAATGCTCAGGATGCTTCGAGCGGAGTCAGTTTTGGCAACCTTCCAGTAGACGGTGAAAGCCATTTGCACACGGTGGACGTAAGCCATCCAATGGAAGATGAAACTCCTCTTCTCCTACCGAGCGCGATCGCTTCACGAATCAGTGAGTTCATAGCGAACGTCCAGCGCTACGACGAGCTTGCGCGCGTGAATGCAGCGATGCCAAGTAGGTTGTTAGCCTACGGCCTGCCCGGCACGGGGAAGACTAAACTGGCTCGTTATATCGCCGCTAAGCTCAGGCTGCCGCTGCTTACAGTACGCTGCGATACTCTAGTGAGTAGTCTCCTAGGGCAGACGAGTAGAAACCTGCGAAGAGTTTTTGAATTCGCACAACAAAGACCTTGTGTACTTCTTCTCGACGAGTTTGATGCTCTTGCGAGTGCTAGGGGGAATGATCGAGATGTTGGAGAGCTTCAGCGCGTCGTCATCGCCTTGCTCCAAAACATCGATGCGATAGCTGAGAGCACCGTCGTCATTGCTGCCACGAATCACGATCGCTTGCTAGATCCAGCGGTGTGGCGACGTTTCGGTTTCCGGGTGCCTATGCCAATTCCAGACACTGCCTTGCGTAGGCAGCTATGGATTCAGTTCCTGTTACCGTATACCACTGAAAGTATTGACGTGGATCATCTGGCTAGTATTTCCGCAGGTATTACCGGTGCAAATATCGAACAGGTTTGCTTGGATACGAAGCGAGCGACTGTTCTAGCGGGTGCAAAGGAAATTAGCGAGCTAGAGCTAGTACGAAGGTTAGGTTTAAATCTCGCCATAACCAGTGGCATACTGCTATCGACTGTCGAGGCTGAGATTTACTGGTTGCGAGAATGGTCTCCCAAGCATTTTTCCTTGAGAGCACTCGCAAAGCTTTACGGCTTGTCGACAAGATACATAGGCAAAGTCATCAAGGAAGGCACCGACCATGACACGCAAGAAAGGCCCAGAATCAGCCCAGGATCGGCCCAGCCCACGAACTGAAAATCCTTTCTTCCACATCCCATTTTCTCCGATGGACCTCAGTTCGGTTGAGCGTGCACCCGGTGGGGGCAAGAAGCTTCTGGTACCGGTGGATGATGAATACCGAAAAACTCTCTCGCAAAGCTTAATGCGAGCCGCATTAGCGTTGTCTGATGAACGGGAAAGGTATCCATCGCAGCTATCGACATTTGTCTTCCGGCTTAGGGAGAAAGGGATAGCGAAGTCCCACCGGCCAGTAGAGCTCACTGAAGAGACAGGATTGCAACCTGCAGGTCACGCCAGAGTTGACGAGATGTTGGTTTCTGCCGATGGAAGCGCTATTTCTGCTCTGAGAAACGCTATTTTGACGCGCAGAACAAAAGTCATTACCGCTAACCTCAGTGCTATTGAAGGGATTGAGCCCTGGGGACGGGCTCGTCGTAACCCTGGCGGCTCCGCTGAGCTACAACAAAAGGGTCGTGGTCTGCTGAGGCTTTTCCAGTATCAGCGGACGGATTTTAACAGCATCAACCAGGAAGCCATCCTTCGATTGTTGAAGTCGCTGAATATTGACTACTCGGAGATCCCCATCGGGAGAGGTCTGCCTCTTATTGCGCTACGGCGCATTGATCGACTCGACGACTCAGCTCTTGATAGATTGCTGGACTATCCTGGTGTACGACAGATTTACGCTGAGCCTACCTTCTACAGTCATAACTCGGTAGCTGTCCCGGTAAGTGCTGTATCAGGTAGTGCTGCTTCTCCCGCTAGTTCTGTCTATCCTACGGTGGCAGTCTTCGATACAGGGGTAAGCAGAGACGCGTTGGCAATAACCGACTGGGTGAAAAGTCGAGATACTTACGTTCTTCCGCCTGACACGAATTTCGAGCACGGCACGGCGGTCGCCTCCCTCGTGGCAGGTGCGGCTCATTTCAATAATGGACACCCTTGGATACCTACGACACAGGCGTATATACATGACGTATGCGCGCTAGAAGCTGCAGGTTCATCCTTCAGTGATTTGGAGGTGAGACTGCGAGAGGCGGTTCAACGCCGACCGGATATCAAAGTTTGGAATCTTTCGCTCGGCGGCGCTGCATGCGACGAGCAAAGCTTCAGTGAAATGTCTATGGCGCTAGATGACCTTAGCGACAAATATGGAGTTCTCTTCGTTGTCGCTGCTGGGAACTATCTTGATCAGCCGCGCCGAACGTGGCCAAATCCTGCGCAGCTTGCGGATCGCGTTTCTTGTCCTGGTGAGTCTGTCCGAGCTCTAACAGTGGGATCGATCTCGCACGTTGACGCTGCTGGGACGCTATCTGCAGCAGGGCATCCTACGCCATATTCTCGCTGTGGCCCAGGCCCAGTCTTTACACCTAAACCAGATATCACCCATGTGGGAGGTGGCGTTCATGCACCTTGGGCAGTAGGCCCGAGCAGCCTTCAAGTACTCACGCCGAATAATCATTTGGCCTACGGCTTCGGGACTAGCTACGCAGCCCCTATCGCATCTGCAATGGCCGCCAACGCCTGGTTGGCGATGTCCGGGCATGGGACGTTGACGCCAACCCCTGCACTGGTGAAAGCCTTGCTTATCCATTCTGCGCAGTTGTCGTCACCCAATTACGTAGCATTCGAGCGTCGATACCATGGTGTAGGTAGACCAGAGGCGATATTGAAGTGTCTGTATGACAGCGATGATAGTTTCACATTGGTTTTTCAGGCGGATCTAGTACCCGGAATGCGATGGCGTAAAGCTCCATATCCAATCCCTGATGCTCTTATTCATAACGGAAAGTTTCGAGGTGAGATCATAATTACTGCTGCCTACTCACCCCCGGTTGATCCTGGTGCTGGCAGTGAATACGTTCGAGCCAATGTTGAATTAAGCTTTGGCGAAATCGACGGCAATAACATTAGAGGTAAAGTTCCCATGGATGGCGAAGAGGGGCAAAGTGGTTACGAAGTCGCTCAAGTAGAGCATGGAAGTAAATGGTCGCCAGTGAAAGTTCATCGTAAGAGCTTTCCTAATGGAACAGCCGTTGAAACTTGGGGGCTGCAAGCCACGGCCATGCTTCGAGCTTTCGAACCAGCTCTTACGCATGCGCTTCCTGTGACCATCATCGTCACGCTTCGTGCTCTAGATGGAAACCCAGATGTTAGAAGTGACGGAGTTCGGGCGCTGACGCAGTCCAACTGGGTTCATGCCGTACTTCCTGTACGCATGCCTATCCGCACTTGATATGAATGCAACGCTGACTGCCCTGTGCTCTGCTACTCCACACGGGGCGGTCAGCGCTAAGCGGTTGTGCGGAACTGAGGGGGGACGCAGATCGTATTCATGTCTGGGCAGACAACGCTCACTTCAGAATTAGTTTAGCCGCAAAATGCCACTGTGGTTGGGCCGGGTCGAATTAGGGAAGTTCATGACTTATTGGCGCATCGGATAAGACGTAAGGAACCCGGATAGCGTGGGGTAGATTCGTGTGCGCAAAGGTAGACAAAGGGACGTCGTAATGGTCCGCACTGCGCAGCAATACTTGCGGGTTTGCGTAGGCTGCCCGGCGGCTTGGCAGTGGTAAAAAAGTGGTAAATAAGAAATTAAAAAACTCGTGAAGCCTACAAATAAAGCAATACTAGAGAATTAACGGTCCAGTCCATCATTGGCGCAACGGAGAAGCGGCGTGAGAGGGCGGCGGGGGCGTTGGTCGGTTCTGGGCGCATCGGGACTTCGGCAGGGAGAGCGGAGCAGGGCGAGGGATTTTATCAGGTATGGAGGTGGAGGAGGGGCGGGATGAGCGTGCTAGTGTGAATGCGTGCAAGAGCCGGGGCTGGTGGGATGCCGAGATGATTATAAGTCTGCCGTCGGTCCGGCACCTGTATTCATTCATGAGTTTTTCATCAGAAATTTTTTTCAATATTTATTTTTGAAGAATTTTATAGTTGGCCGGGTAGTCAAGGTTTGTAGGGTAGAGCTGTTGAGTGGGGCGAGTGTGTTGGCCTAATTTGACCGAAGGAGTGAAGGATGAATACTTATTTTGATATTCCGCATCGGCTAGTGGGAAAGGCTCTGTATGAATCATATTATGATCATTTTGGCCAAATGGATATATTGTCAGATGGAAGTTTGTACCTAATATATAGGCGGGCAACAGAGCATGTAGGTGGTAGTGATGGGCGTGTTGTTTTCAGTAAACTGGAGGGTGGTATTTGGAGTGCGCCTACCATAGTTGCCCAGGCGGGAGGACAGGATTTTCGAGATGTAGCTGGTGGGACGATGCCTAGCGGAAGGATCGTCGCGGCCTCGACGGTTTATGAAACAGGAGAGGTGAAGGTCTATGTATCTGATGATTCAGGTGTGACATGGGTACATAAATTCACATTGGCTAGAGGTGGGGCGGATTATAATTTTGCTCATGGAAAAAGTTTTCAAGTAGGGGCACGCTATGTGATTCCTCTTTACGCGGCGACGGGAGTCAATTATGAACTGAAATGGCTAGAGTCTTCTGATGGCGGAGAAACTTGGGGCGAAGGAAGCACGATCTACAGCGGGAACACACCATACAATGAGACTTCTTACCTTCCTGTGGGAGATGGCGTAATTCTGGCTGTAGCCAGAGTAGGATCTGGTGCCGGAGGAGCGTTACGTCAGTTTATAAGTCTGGACGACGGCGGCACATGGACTGATCAGGGTAATGTGACTGCACAAAATGGTGACTCTACCGATATTCTCGTAGCCCCTTCTCTCTCCTATATTTACTCTGAGGGAGGTACACCACATGTAGTTCTTTTGTACACGAACAGAACGACTCATTTTTGTTATTACAGAACAATCCTGCTGGCGAAAGCCGTAGCAGGCTCCTCCGGCTGGACGGAGCGTGTTCCTGTGTATAGTGCGCCAGCCGCCTCCGGTTATACTAGTCAAGTCGTTTTGGGAGGTCGAAGAATACTGGGTAATCTATTCAGGGAGACGTCTTCTACGACGTCGGGAGCTTATCAGTTTGAAGTGTATCTGGGAGGAGTCCCGGATTTTGAGTCAGACTGGTTTTCTGTTTCTTCAAATAGTTTGTATACCCTGAGTCATGGACTCCAGAGGTCGCCGCGTCGGGTGGTCGTTGAGTTTGCAAGGTCATCGAGTCCATCAACATGGAACATTGTCATGCCCAGTTATTTCAATGATGGAGGGCATAAAGGCAGTGGGGCTCAGGTTGAAGTGGGTAGCTTGAATATTCGGCTTGGAACTGGAGCGGCAGTATGGGGCACGGGATATTTCGGAGGAATCGACAATAGTGCCACGACTCGATTCGCTACCGGGTATTATCGGGTCAGAGCATGGATTTAGCTGCCCACTGACTAGAAATCAAGCGGAGCGATTGCTGAATCGCATCTACCGGACGGGCAGGAGGTCTAGCTTGCTCGGCCCATTAAAAACTGCAGCGGTAAGGGTAGGCTGCGACCGTTTTTCAGTCACTGACAAAACCTCCGTAATATAGTGCTTACACCTGGTACATCTGGATACTCTCCGAAGAGACTGGCGTGGCCTCAATGCGCGCGGGATTACCACTCTTCCGGATGTGCACGTTTCCCGAGCCTGGCCTGCCAGACAACGCCGATCCCAACGCCTGGAGGTCTGCGTAGGCGTAGAACCAACGAGGGCCGGCGGGCCGTGGCAGCTCCTGGCCCTGCCGGTGTGCCCCTGCCGACCTAGTCCATTTGAAATATTGCGATCCTGGCATGGGCCAGTAAGATGGGCCGTTCGACGACCCGCACCAGCCTCTATCAAGGATCGATGCATGAGACTGCCCCGCCCGCGTTTTGCCCTTTCCGCCGCCTTGCTGCTTTGCCTTTCCGGTTGCGTGTCGGAACTCGATTCGGGCGCCTATGGCAGCATGGACGATCCGCGCAACGCGCAGATGCTGGACCTGGTGGACCAGGCGCTGAAGGGGAACATGGCCGTGGTACTGGTGGCCGACGTGATGCCGCACAAGTCCCTGAGCGATGCCCTGACCATGACCCAGTGGACGCCAACGGCGATCTGGGAGTACGAGAAGGACCCGAAGGTGACCTTCGGCCGCAAGTTCCAGACCAACGCGCTGCAGCGGAAGCCCGACGAGACCTATCTGTTCAAGGCCTTCGAGGTGCATATCCTGCCGCCCGGCAAGTACCTGCTGACCGGCGGCGACGACTACCAGATCCATGGCTTGCTCGACCAGGTCGGCGCCCGCAGCGGTCCGCCCGGTTCGGGCCATGGCGCCAACGGCACCGCGTACCTGTCCCCCGAGCTGTATCGCGAGTACTACCGGGAAGAAGTCTGGAAAGATGCCACCTATGGCAGCGAGATCAAGACCGAGAAGGTCTGCACCGCCGTGCATGTGGCCTCGGGCGCCTGCGTGAGCTGGGGCGAGCAGCAATACACGCAGACGACCCAGGGCTCCCAGGCCGGCTATTACCAGCAGACCGACTCCCGCGACGTGCCCTCGATCAAGGTCCAGGCGCGCCTGCCGGTCGACAAGGCGCTGGCCAGCTTCACCGTGCAGGGCGGGCAATTGCTGCTGGCCCCGCGCATGCACCTGAAGACCCCCGGCTACAAGTACCAGCAGTCGAAGTGCCGGGCGATCGATCCGAAGAAGATCGAATGCCCATTGGAAAACCTGACCGTCTACACCTGGCCGGCGCCGATGGACTTCAGCCAGTCCCTGATCGCCCAGCGGGCCCTGAGCGACAAGCACCGGCAACTGCTGTCCAGACTCCAGCCCCTGCAGATCACGCCGCTGCGCAAGCAGGGCATGGAAGACCCGGTCTGGGGCGTGCCGCTGTCATTGAAATAGCGGGTGTTCGCTCAGGGGGGCGCCGGGTGCCGCCCCTATCCACGATCGGCAGGGAAGCATTTCCCCACAAGGAAGGTGACATGAACGTATATCGCAAGGTTTCCCGCAGTGCCGCGACTTGGCTGTGCGCCGCGCTGCTGGCCGCATCCGGCCATGCCTGGGCCGAAGACTGGTGGGTGGTACACAAGGGCGACGACCCTGCCGAGCTTGACGTGTTCCTGGCCGATGCCGATTCGCTGGCACCCGTGCCGGGTATCGAAAACGCCTGGCAGGTGCAGATCGCCATGCTGTTCGACTCCTTCCATCTGCTCAGCGCGCACCAGTACCGCTGCGATACGCGAGAGGTGAAGGTGGTCAACGCCAAGACCTTCTCCAACAACGGGCAACCCACGAACCTCCAGTTCACCTTCGCCAAGGGCTGGACCCCGCTGCCCAACGAAAGCCATGAGGCTGTCCTCCAGTTCATCTGCGCGCCGCAGGAGCGCGAACGCAATGGCATGCGCTCCACCGGCAGGGGCGTGCCATTGCAGGCGGTGATCACCGCCGTCGGCATGGTCGAGATGGAGCGCGCCCAGGCCAATCTCGCCGAGGCCCGGCGCAAGCTCGAAGAGGCCAAGAGCGATCGCGTCATGGGCGAACTCGATCGTCTGCTCGGCAACGAACCCCGGAAGCCCTGA